TGATGGTGGATATACTTTGCATGGCGTAGAAAAAATTTATAGTGGTATTAGATGTTCATTGGCAATAGGCTTCTGGGAAGAAAAACCATTATTTTATGAATAAAATAAATTTAAAAGATGTTTGTTTGGCAATAGATAAGCGTAATAAAGAATTTTATAATAGTTTAGATCAAGAACAACAAAAGAAGTTTAGTACATGGCTTTATATGCGGTATGCTTCTAGTGTTGACAGTCCTATATTTCGTGATCATTATTTACAAATGGTTAATGATCTTGTAAATGTTAATTTTAATGACTTACGACACCATGTAGAATTGCAATGGTTGTTGATGTCATTGTGTGGTATAGGTAAAAAACAATTTCATCCTTGGGTTAAACCAGGCAAACGTAAAGAAAAGCCTAAAGTAAAAACATGGCTAGCAAAAGCATTTCCAGAATTAAAAGATAGCGAATTAGACACATTGATAGAATTAAATACAATTGATGAACTTAAAGACTACGCCAATCAACAAGGACTCACAGATAAAGAAATTGACAGAATCTTTTAAATGTAAGTATTGCTTCAAATCATTTAATCGTGAGAGAACTCTTGCAGTTCATATGTGCCAGCAAAAACATAGATGGAATACTAAAGATGAAGTGCCTAGTAGATTGGCATATGAAGCATATTGTGTATTTCATAAAACTTGTATGCCGGGCGGAATACACAAAGATAAACAACCATTAACTAAGTTTATTAGTTCGCCTGAATATAATGGATTTTATACATTCGGAAAATATCTTGCTGATTTAAAATTACCTATGAATCAACAAGAAGAATTTATTAAATTTGTTATGCAACAAGGTGTTAAAATACGAGATTGGTGTAAGAGTTTTGTATTAGAAGAATTTATTAAACAGTATTCTTTAAAAGAAGACCCTAACCGGGCAGTTGAATCTGTCGTATTATTAGCAGAGGAGTGGAGCAATGAAACTAACAGACATTGGACAGAGTTTTTTGATCAAGTATCCCCGAGCAGGGCAACTCATTTTATCATCACCGGACGTATTAGCCCTTGGATTATTTATGGTACTAGTGCTGGTCAACGTATGGTTGATCGATTAAATGAAAAAGAATTAGAAATAGTAATCAATCATATTAATGTTAACACATGGAAACATAAGTTAAAGAAATATCCTGCATCTTTAAATGCATTAGAAGTAATTGATGAAACTTGTAAATGACAGATATTGATATCGACTTAAAAAATAGAGATGATGTGCTAAACAGGTTAAAGCACATACCGGCAAGTATTATTACTGACACAGTAAAAAAACACAATACAGGTGTTTATTTTCATGATATGCCACACGATCCTAGTACCAATTTAAGTACTATAAATTATAAAGAAGCAGAGGATTTAGGCTATTTTAAAATAGATTTACTTAATGTAAATATCTATGAACATGTCAAAGACGAAGCTCACCTAAATAGATTATTGGAACGAATCCCGGATTGGACTCTGTTATTGCATAAAGAAATTGTTCAGCAATTATTTCACATACATGATCATTATGATATAGTTTCTCAAATAAAACCAAGGTCTGTTGAACAGCTTGCTATGGTATTAGCTATAATACGACCTGCCAAAAGGTACTTATTAGGACAGCCATGGATAGTAATAGAAGAACAAGTATGGCAAAAGCCTCAAGATGGTTCATATTACTTTAAAAAATCTCATGCTATAAGTTATGCATATGCAATAACAGTCCAGCTCAATTCTCTTTGCGAATTAGCTGAATCTGCCTACGTTTGACTCTTTTTTGTATTACATCTTGTAAAGATATAGAAGGCCCGTACAATATTTCGAAATTTTTAATAGAAAAACTAGTTAATATATATCGAAAATCTTGAAATCTTTTTCCTAATATTATGTTAATAGGAATCATTCTATTAGATTCCCACCACCATTCTTCTCCGAGTTCTAAAAATAGTTTTTTCTTTTCTTTTTCTTTTAATTTATTAAATACATAAACAGAAGCAACAGTATTTCCTATATTTTGCACAATTCCTATATATTCTTCATTTCCTTGTTTACATAAACTTAAAAAAGGAAATCTATCTAAAAATTCTTTTGTTTCTGATTCTAGTTCCATAAGTAAATTACGATAAATATATTTAAGTGAGATATAATATGGCTGAAACAATTTATTTATATAAGTACGATATCGATATACATCTCATGTTAGCAAATAATAATAACAAAACGGTGAATCCTCCTATGAATAATAAAATAATAAAAGTTTACAAAGGTGTTAGTACTGTATTAAATTTTTTCATTAAAGATACCGACCGAAAACCTGTTAATTTAAATTCTGGTACACTTACAGCATATTTAGTAGACCATACAACCAAAAGTTTACTATTTTCTAGAGAATTAGTAGAAATAGAAAATGTTACAGGGAAAGCCACTTTAACAATATCTGATGCTGATTTAACTGTTATAAAATCAGGATTTTATGAATTAGCAGTAACATTAACAAATAACGACGGACAATCATTGCCTTTATTTGTAGATGGATCCGATAATACAAAAGTAACTATTGAAATTAAAGATGGACCTATACCCGAATTTGAAGATTCGATAACTACTACTTTTTCTATTCCTGGAGGAATAGGCGATAAAACATATAGTTCGGCAATATTTGTTAGTGATACAAATAATATTCTTCATACATTAGCAATTTATCATACCAATTATACAGGAAACATTTATGTAGAAGGATCAATAGAATCAACATCTGCTGCTTCTGGGTTTTTCCCTATATCAATTGGTTCAGGTGCTTATACCGCATCATCATCAAATCAATTAATTGATTCTGTTAATTTTACATCTAGTTTAACATGGATTAGATTTGCCCATGATCCAGATGCTGCTAATGTAGGAACGGTTGACAAAATCTTATATAGAAGTTAAACTATATGCATGAGTATAGTTCTGGATGTTGTTAAAGCAAATCTTCCAATAAACGCAAAACAGACTCCATCTGGTTGGACCACTATAAATTGTCCATGTTGTATTCATTACGGTCAATCTAGACCCGACACAAGACATAGAGGCGGTTTTATTTTTACACCTGAAGAAGGTATAATATATCATTGTTTTAATTGTAATTACAAAACAGGTTGGAAGCCAACAGATAGATTTACTGATAGATTTAAAAAACTATTAAGATATTTAGGCGTACCTAAATCGGATATACAACGTCTTCAACTGGAGACGATGCGAGAAGCAGATTTAGTTCAACCAGTAAAAGAAGAAACATCTGAATATAAAATAAATTGGCCAGAAATAACTTTACCTAAAGGTTCTAAGCAATTAGATAAATGGGAGTTCAGTCCGTTATTTAATAGAGCATTAGAATATATTAGTAATAGAAAATTACTTGAATTAGCAGATTGGTATTATAGCGATGCAGTTATAGGTCAAATGCAAAACAGAATTATACTGCCGTATAAGTATAAAAATAAAGTAGTAGGTTTTACTGCAAGATGGACGGGAGAAAAACAAAACAAATATCCTAAGTATTATCAACAACAACCTAAGGACTTTGTGTTTAATTTAGATGCACAAAAAAATAATAGAAAATATGTTTTAGTTACTGAAGGTCCGTTTGATGCATTAGCAATAGATGGTGTAGCAATAGGCGGTAGTAACATAAATTATCAACAAGCACAAATAATAAATCAATTAGGTAAAGAAGTTATATTTGTTCCAGACCAAGACAAAGCAGGTATTGATGTAGTACGACAAGCAATTTATTATAACTGGCCTGTAAGTTTTCCTCCTTGGGAAGAAGCAAAAGATTGTGCAGATGCAGTGATTAAATATGGTAGACCATTTACTTTAAAAAGTATATTAGATTTTGTCGAAACAAATAAAACAAAAATAATAGTAAAAAGTAAGGTTATGAATGGCTGAAGAAGCAAAAGAATATACAGAAGATATGCAAAAACTTTATGTAGAGTTTTTGTTATCAGATTCAGAATTATATGCTAGGTGTCAAGCAATTATAGACTCAGAATATTTTGATAGAAAATTTAGAAAGAGTGTAAAGTTTATACAAGAACATGTAGACAAATACACAACGGTTCCTACTATAGATCAGTTGAAGGCAAATACAGGTGTTGAATTTACATTAGTTAAAGATGTAGATGAACGACACCAAGAATGGTTCTTAGATGACTTTGAACAATTTTGTAAACACAAAGCATTAGCAAATGCAATTTTAGGTTCGACAGATTTATTAGAAGAGAATCAATTTGGTGCGGTAGAAAAAATAATTAAGGATGCAGTACAAGTTGGTCTAGCAAAAAATTTAGGTACAGATTACTATAATGAGCCTGCAGATAGATTGCGTAATTTAAAATCTAAAAATGGAGGTACAAGTACTGGCTGGACTACGATGGATAATAAATTATTTGGTGGTTTTAATAAAGGCGAGCTTAATATATTTGCAGGAGGAAGTGGTGCCGGTAAAAGTATATTTTTACAAAATCTTGCATTAAACTGGTCGCTAATGGGTTTAAATGTTATCTATTTAAGTTTAGAGCTTAGTGAACATCTAACTGCAATGCGAATGGATGCAATGGGTACAGGATATTCAACTAAGGATTTGTTTAAAAATTTAGATGATGTAGACCTGCGTGTTAAAATGCAACGTAAAAAAGCAGGAGCAATACAGATAGTACAGTTAGTAAATGGTTGTACAGTAAATGATATACGTGCATATCTAAAGGAATATACAGTACAAACAGGCATACGACCGGATTGTATATTAGTAGATTATTTAGATTTAATGATGCCAGCTCAACGTAAAGTACCACCGAGTGATTTGTTTATTAAAGATAAATTTGTTAGTGAAGAATTAAGAAACTTATCTGTAGAATTAGATTTATTATTTGCAACAGCATCACAATTAAACAGAGGTGCAGTAGACGAAATTGAATTTGATCATTCGCATATTGCAGGAGGTCTTAGTAAGATACAAACCGCGGATAATGTTATTGGTATATTCAGTTCACGTGCAATGCGAGAACGTGGCAGAGTACAAATACAATTTATGAAAACTAGATCTAGTAATGGCGTAGGACAGAAACTTGACTTAGAGTTTGATCTAAACACTTTGCGTATATCTGACTTACCAGATGAAGAGCAGGAAAGTAGTCCTGCAGGAGATATATATGCAACTCTTAAAAAGAAATCTACATTATCTAAAGTAAAAGCAGGATTAGTAGAGAATCAAGTTGTAGAAGATAATGTTAATCATAGTGATAAATTAAGAAGTATGTTGAAGGGAATGGATTAACCGAGTATCAGTTGAAGAATTTTTAATAAAGCATGACTTTGGGTAGGCCTAACATCTCTAT